GCACGGCTTATACTCGTTTACTGGATAAAATAAAATTATATGAAGAACGCGTTTCTTTATATCCCGAACTTACCGAACTCGTAGGGGAACTTGAGAATTACAAAAAAGATCTTGCTACAATGGAAAAATCGATTGCGGACGCTAAAGCGTCGTTGCCTATTTTACAAAAACAACTCGCTGACTTACTAGCATCTGAACCTGGACTATCGATGTTTAAAGTTCAATAATATATTTTGCCACATTGAGGTATAAACATCTGTATGGTAAGATAAAGATAAATAAAGACGGTCCACCAACCGTCTTCAGCACAAACATCTTGAGTGGAGCATCCCTCAGATAAGCGTTACTCTAAGAAATGACCCACACTGGCGGATACCAATGAGTGGGTCATTTCCGTTTATCGATGTATGTTAACAGCGCGATCAAAAAGATCCCACAAGCTATCAATTCACCAAACGAAATGTTCATGGCCTTACCTCCTTTCGGAGAGAGCCACCCACTCAAGGTGTGTTGTACAAAATATACTATATCACAGAGGACTCCTAACGGGGTCCTTTTTCTATTCCAAAAAGGAGGCGTAACATGGCAACGTCTACAGGTTATGGTACAAATATACGTCAAAGCTTGGTAGGTAATGGCGTAAATAATGCTGATATTGGCTACAACAAATCAAATGGATATGTAACCGTAAAAGGTCAGGACTTTATGAAGGCTGGCAAGGTACTGGATGGCGTATCCTACGACACCGGAAATAACTTTGGTAGCGCTTGGAACTCATACAGCAATAAAAGTACAGGTGCTCCTAAAACTCCTTATAATGCACCTTCTAACGCTCCGTCATTCGGTTCTACTACTGGAGTCTCCACAGGAAATACAAACTACGCTCCTAAATCGACTGCATCAACCGCGCCTATAGGCAGTGTTGGGGTTCGTTCAGCATTGCAATCATCGGGATATGATCCTAAATCCATTGGATATTCTAACGGCGCGGTAACGGTCAATGGTCAGAATTTCGGCACAGGAGCAAATATAAATGGTTCAGTGTCCATGTCACCAACGCAATACAAAAATAATCTAACAGATTTCCGCATCGGTGATTTAACTAATCAAGTGGTTAACTCCAATAAGTTACCTGAGAATGCATATACGCAACAGATTCAAGACAATATTTCATATCTGATGGATAAGGCGAAGAACCCGACCACTATTGACCCATACTCCACGCCTGAGTATGCAGCGTATGAAGCGCAGTCAGATAGAAGAGTACAACAGGGTACACGCGCCGCACAAGAGTCCTTAGGATCATCTGGGTTCGGACGTTCGACAATGCTTGGTGAGAGAGCGCAAGGGATCCAAAACGCTGAAACAGAATACCTAAACACTCAAATGATTCCGCAAATATTAGCTAATGAGCAAGCTAAACAACAACAACAGTACAACAACTTACTTCAGATGTTGGACCCGATGGTCAACCAACAGTCTTTTGCAGATAATAGAGCTCAGACAGAGCGCGGAAACATAATGGATTCTCTAAAATACGTAACTGGTGAGCAACAACGAGGATACGACAATAACCGAGCTGATGCTGCATTAACAGGAACTTATCTCACTCCTGCTCAACAATCTGCTATAGATGCATTAATGGGATTGAAACAACAAGCTGAATTACCTGGTACATCTGCTGCACAAAGAAGCGTCCTGACTAAGCAAGCTGACACAGTTAGAAATAATATGAAGTCACTAGGGCTAGATCCTACTATGTACGGCGCTAACGTGAGCTACAATTCCGCATCACAGAACAAGGTAGGACGCACACTTCAAGGTCAACAGTTTGATGAAACTAAACGAGCTAATGCATCAGCTGAAACATTCAGAGATGCACAGCAGGGTTGGGAAAATAACTTCCAAACTGAGCAGCAAGCATACAAATCCGCTAGAGATGCCATATCAGACAACCAGTGGAAAGCTCAATTCGATCAGAGTGTTAGTCAATTTGGTCTTAATTATGCTCTTAACCAGTTGCAACAGACTGATCAAGTTGCTTACCAGCAGGCACAGTTGGCACTTAGTCAAGATGATAACTCTCGCCAGTGGGCCACATTAGATTATGACATGTCAAAGGGTGCTGATGCCGCTAAGTATAACGGTATGACAGCAACGCAAGTAATAGATAATGCTCGCAAAATGTTTGCGTCGAAAGATAAAAATGGCGTTGAAACATTCCCTACAGCTGAAGAGCCATTAAAACAAGAAGAAATATATAAATATGTTGGCAATCTAGGCATGCCATACGGTCAAGATGATCAAGTTATGTTTAGTTTAGGGCTATCAAAAGAAACTATAGCGGCTTTAGATAAAAAGTATGAGTTACACTCGGGAAACTAACTGGCACCGCTAATGGGTTAGGTTCCCTGTCTAGCAAATATGAGTCAGGCGGTGACGCTGGCTCTATTGCTCGTACAAAGGGAGATATTGGCGGTGCCTCATACGGTAAGTATCAATTAACAACAGCTAGCGGATCAGCCAAAGCATTCGTTGAGTCTCTAAAAAACGTCGATAAGTCGGCATACAGTAAATTAGTTGGCAAGAGTCCAGGTACTGCGGCATTCGATTCAGCTTGGAAGACTGTAGCAAATGGTAATTCTAACTTTGGATCCTACCAACACAACTTCATTAAACAAAAATACTTTGATCCTGCTGTAAGTAATATTAAAAAGGTTGTCGGCTTAGATGTAACTAAGCGCCCTCAGGCTGTTCAAGACGCAATATGGTCTACAGCTGTTCAACATGGATCGGGTAGTGTATCTAAAATTTTGAAGAATGCAGGAATCACACCTATGACGAGCGATGCTGAAATTATTAAACGAATTTATGCTGAGCGTGCATCCGGTAATGGTAGCAAGTACTTCTCCAGCTCAAGTGCAGCTGTACGAAATAGCGTTGTGAAACGCTTTGGTAGTGAAATGAAGGATGCTTTAAACATGCTGACGTAAAGGAGGTTAAGTGATGGCTAGTAGAGCTGAGCAATTAAAGAGACTTAAACAGGGCGAAGAAGCTAAACAAAGAGTGTTAAGTGGTTCATCATCTCGCCAATCTGCAACACCAACAATTAACCCGAGGACAGAAGCGCTAAGAAATTACGTTCCTCCAGCTGTTCAAGAATTCAAAGCGCCTAACACAAGTGATTTTCTATCAACTGTAGGCATAAACCCTACACAGTTCGCTAAGACGGAAGTTAAAGCTCGGCCTATGATAGTAAACAAGCCTGTAATCAAACCACCAACAGGGATTAAAACACCGCTAGAAACAAAATTATTTGCCGCATTGGGAGATAAACAATCCTTAGCAGATTATAAGGCGAATACAGGGTTTAATTTTGCACGTGACAATAGATCACAATATCAAAAAGAGCAAGCGAACATTGATAATAGCAATATGCCGGGCGTAGTTAAGAGCATTGCTAGTGCAGGAAACTTAGTGACAAGAGGTAATCCCGTTGGAAGATTCCTGTCTCAATCTACCACCGTGCCGGGAGTATCTATGGGAACGAACGATTCAACCGGGAACAAGATAGCGGACAAGGCAGGGAAGTTTCTAGGGGACTATGTTTCCCCTCTGCTTGTTCCTACCGGGGCTCCAATTGGTTCGGGTCCGATGGCCGCACCTTATGAAGCAGCAGGGAAATTATTGAATACAGGTGTAGGGAAGAAGGTCACCAATGCACTGGGTACTGGAATTAGTAAAGTTCCGTTTATATCTTCTGGTGTTGGTCAGAATTTAGCTAAAGCAGGATTAACGGAAGGCATCGCAGGAACAATTCAAAACCCTGCACAGATGCTTGTTAATGATTCGGGTCGTAGCGGCAAGGAGTTATCTACAGATGCGGCTATTGGTGGTCTAGCTGGGTTTGGATTGGGTATGGTGGGAGAAGGTATTGGGATGGGTATTAGTAAAGGGGTAGGTAAGTTGACAGGAAAAAATAAAATCCCTGAATCTGCTGTTACGGATGTGGTAGCACCAACACAATTAGCGCCGAACACTCCTAATCCTGCACCCAAGACGAGAGCTCAAGCCATACAGGAATACAACGCTAAAGTGGAAACCGCACCAACAATGGAGACTATACAGTCTGCTAATCCATACTCAACCGCAACTGAGGATATACCGGATTTTCTTAAGACTAATAGAAACAAAAGTCCTGACCCGATCCCAGTAGAGGAACCGATCCTCAGACCAAATCAATTTAATGAAAGTGATCAAGGTTTAGGTATTTCAGCATTCGGCAAAACAAAAGCTTATGATTCATTGAGTGATGATACACGATCGCAGTTAGTATCACGGATCGATAAAGAGAAGAAGACACTTGAAGGTGTGTCAGACAAAATCTACACATCACTAGTGGATGATCTGCACCCGCTGAACAAACTGGATAAGCTAGTTGATAAAGTACTAGGAAAAGAACTCAAAGGAGCTGACAGAGCGCATACATTAGCGCTAGGCACTCGCGGATCAGATGTGGTAAGTAAACAGATTATCACAGATGCAATGGTTAACTCAGAGGGTAAGGCTGTAGGTAAATCTCTCAAGGAAGTTCTTGCTGACCTCCCTAAGAAGAAAGATATATATGTTGATTTTGAGGATTATCTGCTTAATAAACATGCCATTACTCGCCATGCTAGGGGAGAGAAAGTATTCCGTGATTCCCTTAATTGGACACCTGAAAAGGGAGCTAAGAAGGTTCAGGAGTTTGAACAATTATTCCCTGAGTTTAAAACGATGTCAGATGATTTATATAACTTCAACAAAGATATGGTTAACAACTGGCTTGTGGACACTGGGATGATTACAAAACAACAGGCCGCAGCTTGGTTTGAAGCAAACCCTTTCTATGTCCCTAACAAACGTCATTTTTCAGATATGGAAAAAAGTAGTGGCGGGGTGGTTAAAGCTAAAAAAGGATTCGGCAATCAATCAGTACCAGTTAAAAAGTATGGTACTGGCGGTTCACAAAGAAAAATTATCTCTCCAATTGAATCAACCATTGAGAATGTTGACGCTTATGTTAAGGCTGCTAAACGTAATCAAGTCATGCAGAAGGTTGTTGAGAATATTAAAAATGCTCCAGATGAATTCAGAGACTTTGCCGAAATCATAGAGCAACCAAAGCGCTTGGATGACGTGACTAAAATGATTACCGATGGAGACAGCATAGATGATATATTAGGGCGGTTTAGCGAAGATTTTGACAGTGCTATGCAGAGAACGAAGTTAGACAGCGACAACATTGTTAGAGTCCTAATAGATGGAGAACCGGTTCACGTCCGAATTAACGACAAGCAACTGTTAAATGCCATAACTGCTCTAGGTCCTGATAACTCCAACGCCCTACTAAATGCAGTCGGCAAGCTGACCAATACTATGAAGGTACTCACAACAGGTAATAACCCTATCTTTACATTCACACGTTCATTGTTTAGAGATATACCACAGGCGTACATTGCATCTAAATCAACGAATAACCCTATCACATTTGCTATGGACTTAGCATCTGCTGCTATTGATATGGGATTTAGCAGAGGCGCTTATAAGGAGTTCCTTAATGCTGGTGGCGGTCACTCTTCATCAATTGCATCTAATCGTGATTTATTGGGACAAAGCAAACGTTCCGTATTACCTAACAAAGGTAGAGTGGTTTCCAACACAGCCAAGAAAACGTACAACGCCTATGAAAACCTTATGAACATGGTTGAATCAGGACCACGCCTTGCCGAGTTTAAACGTACTGGCAAACAAACAGGAGACATTCAACAGGCTTTATTCGAAGCACAGGACGTTACCACAAACTTCAAAAGACGCGGGACGCTCACTAAAGATTTAGACAAGGTGTTCCCATACTTTAACGCTGCTATGCAAGGGCTAGATCAGGTTGCGCGTGTGTACAAAAACAATCCTACACAAGCAATCACTAAATCAATCTTGGCGCTCACAGTACCAACTATGGTACTGTACGCACTCAACCATGATAACAAGGACTACCAACAGCTTAGTAACCGTGTGAAAGACTCATTTTTCCTAATCCCGAAAGGTGATGGAACGTTTATAAAGCTAGCTAAGCCACAGGAGCAAGGAACAATATTCACTGACGTTCCCGAAAGACTCATGAGACTGTTTGGTGAAAAAGATCCAGAGGGCTTCGCTGACTTTGCAGATAGACTTAGAACAACCTTTCTACCTCCTATTCTATCGGGTGCAGCCAAGAAAGGCGGCATCACAGATCGTCTATTAGGTGTTGTTGGTGATACTATCGTTGGGCCTGTAGCAGACATAGCCGCAAACAAAAACTTCTCTGATGCTCCGATCGTACCGGGCAACTTAAGTAGATTATCGCCGGGCTTGCAGTCAGATGCTAAAACAAGTAGTGTGGCTAAATGGATCGGAGAGAAAACAAATACATCACCGAAGCAATTAGACTACTTAGGTCGTCAATACTCAGGTTTTGTGGGGCAACTTGCACAACCTTTATTGTCTCCTGGTGGTGACATTGGAAGCACTCTGAGCCAACAAGTTTCAGCTGATCCAGTATTCTCAAATGATATTGCTACTAAATTCTATAAATATAAAGATAAGTTGGATCAAGCTTATGCCGATCGTAGTCAAAAGGATCTCCCAGATTGGTACCACGATGGATTGCGTAAGCAGTTAGGTAAGATTAGTGATAACATGTCAGATGTTCGCGCAGTGATGCGTGATGTGCAAGCTGACAAGAGCCTGAGTAATGCAGAGAAGCGCAAACAACTAAGAGACCTACAACAAGAGATTAATGAGATGGGCAAAGAAGGGAATAAATATGCAAAAGAACTTATTGACTGACAACCTAAATAATGGTAAATTAATCTCAAATCCGAAAGTATCGGTAAGAAGAGTCCGGGGAAAGCATCCCTTGGGCTCTTTTTCTGTCGGGAGGTAAAATGAAATATATTCAATTCGCAGAGGAAGAGTTTCTATATAGTGACTTTGACGATAAGACATTACAACTCGTGGCCGACTTAATGGGTCCCGATGTTCGCGATAAACTCTTAGTCCCGGTGGTGGATGATGTACGATTTCTTGATCGACGCGATAAGCACGCTATTTAAACACGGTTTGTCCCTTTCTTCAGCTGGGGCCATCGTGTTTTTGCTTTTAAAACAAAGGAAATTAAAGAAGCGCATGAAACGATATTTTCCATGGATGTTTGAGGATGATCATGAGATGAAAGCATACACTGGCAATCAATTAATAATAATGGAGAACCAAAATCGTATCATGCAGAAATTGGGTGTCGAATGTGCAAATGGACCTTTACCGAAATCATTAAATCAGGATCAGAAGAACTTAAATATATTTGCGAGATTATCACAGGCGGTCACGAACCAGGTATCGCAATTAAGGAGGAAGAAGATGAAAAAGAAATTCATAATTAATGGAGGACATGGCCTGACTGATCCAGGAGCATTAGGATCCGACGGAAGAAACGAAAAAACATTTACATTAATCATGGCACTAAAGATAGAAGCGCTACTAATTAATAACCCAGCGATCGAAGTATTACTCACACGCCGCACTGATGTCTTCCATGAGCTAAAAGAGATTGCATCTATAGCCAACGAAAGCAAAGCAGATGCTTTTATCTCTATTCACGCTAATAGCAGTACAAGCAATGCTTCAGGTACGGAAACCTTCTATTACAAGAGTGACAGCAAATCATTGGCCACTGTAATTCACAAGCATCTAATAGAAGCAACTGGTTTGAAAGATCGCAAAGTTAAGAAACAAAACTTCCATGTAATAAAGAATACGAAGATGCCTGCTGCCTTAATTGAGGTTGGATTTATTAATAATCTCGATGATGAAGCTAAACTGTTTGATCCTGCTTATCAAGATAAAGTTGCGCTGTCTGTTGCGAAAGGTATCTGTGAGTTTTTTGGAGTCGCTTACGAAATCGAACCGACACCAGCGCCACAACCAATACCTGATAAGCCGTCACCATATCCGATCATGGAAGTCACCGTTAATACAGGTGATCCAAAAACTTTCACAGGCTACACTATCAAAGGATCCACATGGGTGCCATCCAGACCGCTATGCGATATCCTAGGAGCCGAGGTTGTGTACGTAAAAGGAATAGTATCTATTAATGGTACGAAGCTAGAGACACAACTCGTCAACGGTGTAGGCTACGTTAAATCTCGCGACCTATCTGACCTAACAGGTGCAAGAATATTTTGGGACAAGAGTAATCCAAAACGAGTACAAATATATCCTAAATTGGGGGCGTAATCATGGAAATCGTATGGGAAGCAATCAATCCATTTGTGGCTGACTTAGCAAAGGAGATTATCACAGCTGTGGTGTCATTACTTTTGTTATTCTGGGGAGTCGCTAAAACGAAGATAATCGCACACATCAAAAATGATCAGATTCGTAAGGCGGCTGCAGAAGGATTCGCGTTAGCAGAAAAAAGATTCACGCAGCTGAGTGGTGAGGGTAAGTTTAATCAGGCGTTTGTGTATACATCTAAGAAGTTGGGCGATGCGAAGATTAAGGTTACGCCCGAGGAAATAAAAGCGGCCATCGAAAAAGCTGTGGTGGATTATAATTGGAACAAAAATAAAGCGAGTTAGTGTGATGGGCCTGCCGTAATGGTAGGCTCTTTTCTGTTTTCACTACCATTATGTACTATATACTTCTCCATCTAATACATAATGGTATTAATTAAACAGAACTTCAGCTATAAATGCATCAAAAAACTTGTTTTTAACACCTTTTACGTTGGTTAGGTTCGTATTTACCGTTATTTTACTGAAAAGTGTGAAAATCATATCCTTCTTCTCGGTGTCGTCCAACAATTCCCAAAGTTCTTCCATTTCAGCTAAACCTTCTAATTTAGGAATTCCAGCTACATTTCTTTGGTTAGCTGCAATGATCTGCTTTATTTCTGCTTCACTGGCATCCTCTTCAAGAATCCTCTTACGAACTTCTTCTTTAGAGATCAAACCCTCAACAAACATGAATTGCCATTTTTCTCTTCTTCCAGATATTTTGGATAACTCTTTCTTAGCTTGTGATATCTCATCAGTTTTTTTATCTTCATTACTTACAAGGTTTTTAGACTCACTGCTGATGATCTCTACGTCTGATTTTATTCTACGGATGTATTCCATAGTCAAGTGTTCGATGTGCACCTGTCTGAATGTAGGCATGTCACATGAACTATTGGAATGCTTGTTAGAACAAATATAATATTGTGTACGTTTTGTAATTCCTGTACTTGTTGATTTCTTAGTAGTTAATCGACCAAACATAGCTGCACCGCATCGACCACATCGCAATACACCCGAAAACCAATATACATTATTATTACTAAACCCACCGTTTGTTCTTTTCGCCATGTACTTCAAAGTCTCTTCGCGTTCCTCAATCGTGAAAATAGCTTCATGAGATCCTTGACCGTATAAGCATTTAACACGTTCATCTCTTTTTGTATTCACGTAATCACCTGATGCTGTTTTAGATCCCAAGCGAAGTATTCCAGCATAGTAAGGGTTTTCTAATGTATAAGACACTGTTGCGGATGTCCAATCTTGTCCACGACGAAGTAGTCCTTTGGAATTAAGCTCCATGGCGATAGTTTTATAACCCTTCCCTTTATGGTAAAGCTCCCTAACCATCCGAATTAAAACCGCTTCTTCAGGAATTAAAATTTCATCCTTGGTATACCCGTATGGAATAACCCCGCCTGGACGTTTACCCTCAATAATCATTTGTTCTACACCAAAACGGACACGCTCTGAAATTGTGCCACGTTCCCATTCTGCCATTGCTCCAACAAGGGTAATAAAGAATCGTCCCATAGCCGTTGTAGTTTCAAATATTTCTGTGGCCGACTTGAACTTAACACTGTACAGGTCAAACGTCTTTAAAAGCCCATGAAGGTCCGCTACAGAGCGTGTGAGGCGATCTAGCTTGTACACAAGGACAACATCAAACAGTTTTTCTTCCATATCATTTAATAGGCGCTGCATGCCGGGACGGTTAAGATCCTTGGCGGAGTACCCATCATCTACGTATTCATCAAAGATAACCCAGTCTTGCGATTGGGCGAAACTATTTAAACGAGTGCGTTGGCCCTCTATTGAAAATCCGTCATCTACTTGCATATCAGTCGAAACACGGATGTATATGGCTACTTTCATTATGGACCTCCTTGCTAATTTCTCTTATATATATTGTAGGTGAGGTATAAAGAAAAGACCATACCAGAGTGAGTAAGGAATTATTTTTACCATGTATTTCTTTGTAATATTTTGCTCAATGTGCCAATCTCTGCGTTCCTCTATCATTAAACTTACAACTAAGAGAAAACACAGAGGGAATAAGATGAAAATAATAGGCGTTAAAATGCATGGTCGTGATGGGACACCGAATGACTTTGTAGAGTTTAGCCTTTCTAAGGTTAATTATATAGATGGATGGAAAGAGACTGGGAACTCAGCAAAAATTCCGGCCTATCACACATCATTCGGATCATTTATAGCCCTCAATACCAATAAAGATATATCTGTTGCTTATAGAAAATTTGGATTCGAGTCATACGATACCTCTACCATAGTTAATGTTAATAATATTAAGGAGGCTTCAAGCTATAAGACAGGCAGCAAAATTATATTCATTGATGGAACTTATGTATTAGTAAGAAAAAGCATATAAACCCATTTGTCAATACCTTGAGCACCATTAAAAAACTACTTGTGAAATATTATTTCCCATAATTCGACAACATGTAGCATCATTTGTCTGCTATACTTTATTCATAAACCAACAAAGCGATACAAAAACAAGCGATGGTAGATTACAAAGTACGGTTAAAACCGTACTCTTACCCGAGAGCAGCCCTTGCCACTCCGCTATCGCCATTCCCACACAAAGAGATCGTTGATGGTGCATTTAAGATAGTGAGCTATGATTGCAGCTGGTTGTATCGTAATATTATCCGATCGCATGCGTACAATATCCGATATCCTTTGCTTACTTAGCCCTGTCTTATCTGCTAACCATTGTTGGTTTTGACCTATCCGTTTGAGTAACTCGGGAATACGACAGCTGACGGGTATTAACTC